AAGCAATACGTCGTCTACTGTGTCGGTAATACCGGCAGATGCTTTGATTTGAGCTAGGGTGCAATAGCCGTTGGTTATGGCCACTTTTGCCTCACTTCTTTTAGCTAGATTGTTTCCGCTGCTTCTATTCTACTTTAGGGTTGCATAGAACAAACAGCGAAGCCCCGCCGCTAACCTACAAGCGACGGGACTCCGATCTGTTTCGTTGGATTAGCTTGCGCCGCCTACGAAGTGCTTGACCTCAGTGTTTGAAATTAGGTCACCATCAAGACGCATGGTGAATCTCCAAGTGGTTAGGTCGTTCTGGAAAGCAAAGTCAGTTGACGATGCGACCTCTAGGCCGCCTGCCATACGAACCTTGTAGCTGTCAAGTGAACCAGCAATGACTGACTTCGCATCTATTGCGGTGTCCTCAATGTGTGGATTCTCAAATACAGCGTACCCAGCGAATGTGTCCTGACCGGCTGGGCCTACCTGTGAGATGTTGTACAAGTAGTTACCTGCGGTGTCCTTCAGCTTACGCATTGCACCGATTGACGAGGTGTTAGCCTGAAGCGCGAATGACGCCTTGCGCCTAGTTGCACCGTCTACTGAGTAGATAAGGTCAATTAGGTTGTCGGCAGTGAACGCACCTGCTACACCAGTCGCACCAGTCACGCCAGCACCGGATGCTCTAACAATTCCCTTTGGCTGTGAAGAACCACTTCCAGTAGTTAGTGCTGCGTTGACTGCGTAACCAATAGCGTTTCCAGCTTGGTTAGCAAGGTGCGCTCCCAAGTCGAATCCTGCGTCGGTTACTAGCTCAGAAGCGGCCTGGATAATTCCACCGTATTTAAAAGCATCTAGTGTGATGCTTGCGTATGTAGGTGCAACATCGTCAAGCGAAGCGCCTGCGCCCTTTAGGGTCATTGCCGAGTAAGCGGTCAAGGCTGGAATTGTCAACGATGATCCAGTTGCGGTCTGAATGATTTCCGAAGTCTCAAGCATTGGCCCAGCAGCGCGAGCAACATCAAATACCTGGTCGTAGAACGACTTTGGTACGGTGTTAGCCGATGGTACTAGAACAGCACGCTTTTCGAAAGTGTGTCCGCGTGACTCGCCAAGAGCCATTGCGCGGAAGATTTCAGTAGAAGAACGTTCCTCAGATACGACTGGGATGAATCCCTTAGCTGCGGCAGATGCCTCAACCTTACGTTCCTCGTTGCGCTTTGCTACTGTGATGGTTTCGTCAGCCTTTGAGATGTCGGCTTCGATTGCGTTAATCTTTGATACTTCAGCAGCGTCAAGTCCGCGACCCTCAGCTTCGGCGAAGTCAATAACTTCTCGAACCTGTGTAATTAGGGTGTTGCGGAGTTCGTGCTGAGATTTGATGAACTCAGACATTTAGTCTCCTTATTAGTTTTATAGGGATGCAGTGGCGCAGACGCTCAACTGACTACCGCAGGTGCCAACACGCATACGATGCTTCTAGTTTACATTAAGGGTGCATAGGGCTTTTATGTCGTCGCTGCTAGACGCAAGAAACCCCTCTGGGAAAAGAATAAAACCAGAGGGGAAGAATCTTGCAGCTTGGCGAAAGAGGTAATGAAAGGGGTTAAATTACCTTAGTTCTTCCGGCTTGGTTACACGAGATTCTTTTTTTAGCGCGGGAGTTGGAGCGCCATCCTGCACCTCGTTGTCATTACGAGGGGTCTTGTCTAGCTCGACGATAGCGGTTGCCCACTTGTCGGCTAGTGAAGCTATTGCACCACTTGAAGGGTTGCCTGCTAAGTCAAGAATTACTTTTTTGATTTGGTCTTTGGTAGCCATTAGATGCCTTTCAGTAGAAGCTCTAGCTTCTTCTTCTTGAGTTCAAGCATAGACAAGTCGCTTAGTACTGCTGGCTCTGCCGGTGCTTCGGGTTCTGGCGACAGTGTGCTTATTACCCTACTAAGCATTTCCTGTTCGTCAGATGTAATGTTTAGTCCATCTTCAATTTTCACAAGTGCGTCTGCCAAAGCTTCAGCGTCAACATCTGCGCGCTCAGCTATTATTTCAAACTTGCGAACTGAAACAGTTCCAGCGGTTGCGGTGTAGGCAGGCCAAGCAACGATTGACACTTCGTGAAGAGATACTCGGTTTAGTGTTCTTTCTGATCCATCGCTCGACCAAGTGTCGCCGTTGGCTGGAACGCTAAAGCCAAAAGACATAGCGTCAACATCGCCACGCTTTAGAAGCTCGGCGACATCGCGCCCGCGTGTGGTGTTTGGCAGCATACCCTCAACTCTTAGCCCTCGGTCATCTTCAATTAGGTTTACCGTTCTGGCTCTTGTAGACCCAAGGATTTCGCCAGCGTCGTGATTCCATAGAAACTTGATGTCGTTGCGCGACTTTAGTGAACGCTTGAAAGCTCCAGAAGCGATTGACTCGACGAATGGAAGTGGCTCGGAAGGGGAATTGAATAGCGCGGCGTAACCGCTGAAGTGCATACCGTCTGATTCCTCGCGCACCTCAAACTCTGCTGGGTTGATGCGTTGCTCAATCTTTGTCAATGTATTGCCTTTCACTTTTTCTTCTTCTTCAATTCTACTTGTTCGGGCTTCACAGACTCCACAGCTACCGGTGCAATCTTGGCAGGGGTCGGTATCTGCTTGACCTGTGGCTTTAGGTTGCTGACTGGTATTCCTAAGCTGTTTGGTATCAGTGCCATTGTCTAACCGTTCTTTCATTAGTCCACGTTGTATGCGCTTGGCGGATTTTCGGGGTCAACTTGTGCGATGCCCTGGAGCTGTACCGATGGCAGTCCGGTGTGAGCAATTGCAGGCAAGCCGAGAGATGCCAAAACTTCGCTAGGGTCGTAGCCTGAGTTGACCAGCTTTTGCGCCATTGTTACTCGAACGTTGGTTGCGTTTAGATCAGCGGCTTCAATGTTGACGTTTGCCAGTGGGACACGAACTGTATTGGCGCTAGGGTCTTGAACTGGTTGCAAGTCCTCTAGTTTTCGTACGTCGTTGATTGTCAAGAAGCCAGACTGCAATCCTGTGCTGTAGGCGCTCATTCGGGTGTTGATGTCGGCGCGTAGTAATCCGTCTAGGTTGAACTTGATAAAAGCATTCTCGCCACCGGGGACTCGGCTGAGTAACGGTGTGAACGCGCTCTCTAGCTTTTGTACGATGGGACGCAAACAGTATTTGACAAACATCAACGAGTTCTGCTCAACCGATGCGTAAGTGTTAGTCCCTGGCAGATTGAGGAAGTTGCTAGGAACATTGAACGCGCGGGCTACATCTTCAACAGCCATCCGCCTTGAGTCCAAGAACTGCGCCTTGTCGTTTTCTACCGAAGTAGGAACATACTTTGCGCCGCCTGAAATAATGCCGGTCTTGTGTGCGCGACCCCAGCCCTTGTGCCTTTGGTCAAAGCCTTCTTGTAGGTTCTTGGCTTGCTCCGCTGTTAGGTTTCCTTCAACTTCGATAATCCCTGAAGTCTGAGTGCCTGCCCCAAAGAAACGAGCGGCGTAGTTCTGCAACGCAATTGCAAGGCCCCAGTTTTCCTTTAGTGCTTCCACGCGGCTAACGCCTCGGATGTGTCCTGGGCGAACTACGTCAGGTATGAAGATAACCTCATCGCTTGATAGCGTCTGTGCTTCACCCTCAACCTCAAACATAACGCGACCTAAGCCGTTGCGCTCTATCGTGACCTTTTGAGGGTTGAGTACATTTAGGTTTACGATTTCACCAGCGTCGTTTGAGTAGACGCGAACGAACGCGTTACCGTCAAGCAATAGCGAAACAATGACTGCACCCCAAAAGGCTTCTTTGGTTGTGTCTACGTCTGGGCGTGAAACCCAAGCAGGGCGAGGTCGGAAAGCAAAGCGTGATCCATCTCTACGGATGTAAGTGTCAACCGGGAGAGAACTAATGCCGTCGCTAATTAGTGAGATAGCTCCATAGATTGCGTTAACTTGAAACGCTGACTCGCTGGTTACTTGAGTTGCAGATAGGCTTGCGCCAGTATCAAAGTCCGAGCCTGCGCCCCAAATTGACTGATAACTTAACGCACGTTTG